AAACGCCATCGAAATCTGCAAAGCTCTTGCCGAAGCAATTTACCACGCAAAAGAGATCCCCGCCGGGACTCTTTACGCCGCCGTCATGGGGCACATGAGCCTTGAAACCTTCAACGCTTGCTTGTCCACCCTAGAAAAGACTGGACTGATTAAAAAGGAAGCCTCCCACCTTGTCCGCTGGACAGGAGGGGAAATCTGAAAGGAGCGCACCCAATGAAAACACCGCACACTAAAGGCCCGTGGAAATTATCAGCAGGGCGCAACATTGAAACGGAAAGTGGGGAGTTTTATATTACTTATGGGAAAGATCGTTACGGGAACCCAGTATTCCGTGATTTTGTGGAACTTGACAGAAACGCCCGCTTGATTGCAGCGGCCCCGGAACTTCTTGACGCTTTGCAAGACTTATTGAAAGACAAATATCTGGCCGATCCCATAAACGCTGACAGGATGGCAGCCGCCAGGGCAGCAATCGCCAAGGCAACCGGGGAGGAAGCATGAACGCCGTTGAACTTCTTTTGCAAGGTCACAAACAGGCTGCAAAACAGGCCGCTAGGGGGCTTCATCTTGTCGATCTGTCAACTATGGCCGCACCGTTCGGTTTCTCTCCGTTGGATCGCTGGGGCCTTGCGGCCTATCTCCTCGGATGGTTGCCTTGGGCAAAGGCTGAAGAGATTTTGAAAGGAGGTGAAATAGCGTGAAAAGGGTTTTTTGCGTTTATCGTGAAGGGGAAAAAGGTTGGGAGATTGTAAAAACCTTTTCCTCATTTACTAAGGCTGGAAATTATGCTGTAAAAATGACAGAGGAAATAGGAGATTCATTTTGCGTAAATGAAGGATTTTTCCCTTATGATGGAAGGCCAACATTTAAGCAAACAAATTAAAAAATAAAAGCCCGGATGGGAAGCTATCCCGTCCGGGCTTTTTCATGGGTCCAATCCCTCAGGATTTAATCAGCCAGAGCATTACTCGACACGATCCGACTATTTCATGGGGCAAATTTCCACGGCTGATCGGGACGCATCTTTTCCTGACTCGTCACGAATCTGATCCGTAGAACCTATTTTATGGCACAATTTGCCGTCTAGAATAGCCCCGCCAGCGTACGGAACTATTTCATGCCGCTTTTTCCATGCGTCGGTTCTCACTTCTACGGAACCGGGAGTCATCCCACGCGACACGAAAAAGCGTTCGCAAGCGTCTCCTACTACTTTGGAGAGCCTGAATAGGTAGTTTTCCCAGTCTTCGTCGGTCTTGCGGGTCTCCACATGACGATATTCGTTCCACGGAATGTAATTGTTCTTTTTTGCCATTTTATAAGGCTTTTTTATTAAATTTAACTTTCTTTTTAAAGATTCTGTCCCAGCCGTCTTGATAAGATTTAGAGACCGCTCCTGTGCGATTGGGGGAAGCTGAATCAATGCGGCGTTGCATCTCCTTCATGCGGGGAGAAAGGGCATCTCGCTCGCTCATCGGGCCTCCTTGAGCTTCTGGATCTCGTCGCGGAGGTAGCGGAGGCAGTCCACGATCAGAACATGGTTGTGGATGTCGGATGCGCGGGATGCTTCGCGGGTGAGGTAGTCTAGCTCCTTCTCCAGCGGCATCTCCTCCTGCTTTGGCAACGGGCGGCGGGTGCGAACCTTGGCAAAGTTTGACGCTGGGTAGCCTATCCACCCAGTTATTTTAGTCCACTTGCCAGTATAATACTCATCCCCCTCTTGAATCACCTCGTCAGGGCCAAGCTCTCGCCACTCGGGTTGAACTGTTAAGGATTCCTTAATAGTTGGTTCCTCTGGCGCGGGGGCGAGTCGGGCATTTGATTTTATTTCCTCAAGCTCATCAGCCAACTCACCATGCCAAACGGTGACCGCTTGTTTCTGATTGCGCCAAAACTCATCGGCAATCTCAATCGCTCGGTTCAGAAGCTCACGGAGCCTTGCGACCTCGGCTTCTAGTTTGTGGTTCATTTCTCCGACTGGTTCACAAGCGTAGCAGGAGCCTTGGAATCCTAGTTTAAAGCGATCAAGTTCCTCACGGAGCCTTGCGACCTCGGTGGTGGTGTCGGGGTTCATTTTATTTTTCCTTTTGGTTCTTCATCCTTCTCAATAGTGACCTTGAATCCAACATTTCCTGCAACATGGAAGGCAATTACGCCTTCTGGATTCATGTATCCTTTAGCGGCTTGACTGCCCTCAATTTTAAGCCTTTCGATCTGTCGGTTTGCCTCGCTGAAATCTCCAATTCCCAAAATTGGAACTAACCCACAACACGCTGGTAGAATGTCTTGATACTTTTCAATGCGCGGATCTGCGGTTGGGATACGTTTAGGATTTTGTCCGGCAGCGCACCATCGAATTACATTAAAGAGAGAGAATCGTTTTTCGCCCTGTGTGTAACCATACCCGCGCTGTATTCCGCTTCCCCACCACTCTCCGAAATGAGATCCAACTCCAAGTTCCATGAGAGAATCCTTATATGCATATGCCCATTTAGCAAATCCGTGGTTGTCATTTTCAGGCGTGATCCATCGCGTCCTAGAACCAACTAGAAATTGTCCGTCTTCGGTTATTTTGATTTGGGCATTAGTCCCATCAATTTTTTCTGTGACGATAACCTGACGATTAAGTCTAGCTATTTTTGGGAAACCGCTAAATAGCGGAGAATTGATATTGTTCATGTCGGGGTTCATTTTAATCCTTTAATTACCGCTATATTTAACATTAATGCTCCAGTCCAATAAAGAACTTGGTTCCAATTCCCCGCAACTAACCAACGCACCAAGAGAAGGCCGTAAAAGCACAGCAAGGCATAATTGATAGTGCGGGGATCGGAGAGCCAATTCATTCTGTGACGATTGAGGAAGGCTTTTTAGGCTCGTTAATCGTGTTCTCAAAGAACTCATCAATATCACAGATCATGCAGGGCGCACCTTTTTCGTGCGTTTCCTTGTCGTGGCCCCCTGCCGCGATAAGGATTTGCTTGATCCCGTCAAGGAAAGCATAGGCTTGGTAGCTCGCCGCGAAGAACTTTGCCCAACGGATTGCTTCTTCGGGAGAACACAGAGAAGAGATGGAACAAATTTCCAGCCCTTCGGCATCCAAGATTCGGTCGGCATCGGCTTTGATGGGGAATTTAAACTCAATAGGGTTGTTGTTGATGATCATAATTAGATGGAGTAAGAGGCGAATTTCTTGCCTGTTTTGCGGTTGTGTTTGATGGTTCGATTGATGCGGTAGCCCATGCGCTTCAATTCAAGAACACGGGCGGCTAGACGAAAGCATCCAAAGCGATTCAATGCTTCAAGGGCCGTGAGGCTCTTGCCGGTCTTGAGGTGCTTGAGGATGCGGAGGGACTGACTAGGGTTGGTGTGTTTGGTTTTCATTTGCGGTTGTATGCGGTTAGGATTTTGTCGATCTCCTCATGGATGAGGAGGGTCTTGCCAAGAGAATTGAGCTTCTGAATTTCTTCCAAAGAGCGAAGAAGGCCATCCAACTCTGCGGCAAGGTCGTTGTAGCTCATTTCAGCGGCTCTTTGAGCGGATAGCCAGCTCAGGTCGTTGTTTGTCATTGATTTTGTATTTCGGGGTTCCGATGAGGCCGCGCTCTGAAAGTCGCATCAAAAGCGGGGGCCACCAAATGCAAGGACGATCTCCATGATATTCCTTCATGCCATGACTTTGTTGATGGTTTCGTTCAATACATTTGCCTGACGAAAAAAGATTTCGTCAAGGCGATCAAAGCCAACCGATGATTGGCGAGGAGTCGGTTGAACCAATGCTTTTTCTAGGATGACTAGATCGTTGTAGAATTGCTTTGCCCTTGCAACGCTGATTCGGATCTCGGATAGCCCGTGTTCTTCTGCGTATTTGATGCTCACCTTAAGCATTGCATTGTATGTTGCGGCCCTGCTTGCGGCCTCTCGTAGTGTTGTTTTCATTTTTGTTGTGCAGAGCATGGTTGAATGCTCTGAGGCCCATGCTTTCAGAATCTCGAAACGAGTCAACAACAAATTTTTGAAAAAAATAAGGGCGGGGATTTCTCCCCGCCCTGCGGTGTTCGACAAAGGCAGCTTACGCATTAGCACCCGGTTCGGAGGTCTCTTCCGACTCCCATTCCGCAAATTTTAGAAATCAATATCCTCGTCCTTCGGCTGGTAGCCGTTACTCTTCGCCTTGTTGTGAGGCGTAATGCCACCTTTCTTTTGACGAGGAGGGCCAACCTTGATGGATAGGAAATTGCTTCCTGCCTTGCTTGTCTTCTCCCAGATGGAGATCTCGTAGTCCTTACCCTCCACATTGAGAGGGCCGCTCCACTTGGGAGCTTTGGGGTTTGCGTTGTCGCGCTCGAAAGCGGCTCCGCTGTTTGTGTTGTCGTAGTTGCTCATTGGTGTGTTGTTACTTCCCGTTCTTCAAACCGCAGGTATTGCGGCTGGAAGGTTAGCGGGAAAGATGTTCTACTACAATTCCTAGCGAGTCGGATGTCAAGCCAATATCCGATCTCATCGGGATCTTGTTTCTTCTTGCTATCCTCCTCTGCCTCTTGGTAGCGGATGACCAAAAACATATCGCAGTCATGCTGGATAGCATCAGATTCACGGGCGGTTCCGTTGCGGTTAAGCTGGCATAGAGCAATGATGGTGATTCCAAGTTCCTTGGCTACCAACTTGAGGCATCGGCTGACTTCTGCCACCTGGCGCTCACGGGAGTCCTTTGCGTTGGATGGCATAGCAAGCTGGATATAATCAAAAACAATCATCTTTACGCCATGCGTTGCCACCATCCTACGAGCGGCAGCCATGATTTGAAGTGGGTTGATAGAGCTTTCATCTCTGATCCAGATCGGTAGCTTGCCAACTTGCCCCACGCCAAAAGCAATCTTACCCATCTCTTCTTTAGTGGGGTTTTTGGATAGCACGGATATGTCCACGCCAGTTAGGGAAGCTACAAGCCTATCCACCATTTCCCCGCTACTCATCTCAAGGCTGAACACTCCCACGGGATTACCGGCATCAGCGGTTCGTTGGGCGATGTTGAGAGCAAGAGCGGTTTTCCCCCCTTTTGTGGGCGCACCGATCACAATCAATTGCCCTGGCCTCATGCCTCCCGTGTGTTCATCAAGAGCAGGGAAGCCGTAGGTAAGCCCCATGAGCTTGCCCTTGTTCTTCACCATCTCCTCATATTCGTTGAGGCGGCGTGTTGTAGCCTCGCCAATAGACTCAATTTTTGTCCCTGACTCCGCTTCTGAAGCAATGGCGACAAGAGCTTTCTGCACAGTCTCGGAGAGTTCCCCGTTCACCACAGGGTTACGCGCTGAATCAATGATGCGCTCTGCACCAGCAATGGCAAGTCGCGCCGTGTGGTAGTGGCGAATGATGTTGAAATACTCCTCATGGTTGTAGCTTGTCGCCACAGCAGAGTATATCGCCGCCACTTCTGACGCACCACCGCAATCTGCCATGCAGTTGTTGGTCTCCAACCACTCGCTGATGGTCACGAGATCCACGCTCTTGCCCTCTTTCCAGAGGGCTAAAAGCCCCTTAAACAGCGTTTTATGGGCTGGATAAGAGAACAGGGCGGCCTTGAGGTGATCGGCGTGTATATCAAGGATGGAGGGATTTTGCAGGGCAGAGGAAAGGAAAGCCCTTTCTGCGTCTAGATTGGCAGGAAGGCTCATTTGGTTATCCTTCCAATAATAAATCCAAATACGCAAATAAGACCGCCGACTATATCAAAGTTCATTTCTTCTTCCTCCCACGGGGCTTCGGCTCTGGCTTCGCGGCTTTCATTGCCCAATAAAGATCAACTTGCTTCTGGAATACCACCCATTCCTTTGAAAGGTCTTCTCGCCACACTACCTCAAAATCGCCCTCTTCTTCCTTGCCGATACGGACAATCGCGTGATCTTGAATGTGATGGAACGGAGTCACCACATTGTATATTTGGGCATAACCCGCGCATTGCCTCCAGTAGCTCTCCGAGATTTTCTTACTGGTCTTGAAGTCGAGGAGAACGTGATCCCCATTCTTGCGCTTGGCGATAAGGTCAATCGTACCTCCGTATCGATACGCCTCGTTGACTAGCTGAATCTCTGTGGCTACGACCTGAAGGTCTTGAGTCTCCCACCACTCAAGGAACTTATGATAACACACAAGAGCCTTATCCCGCTCCTTCTGCGTGTAGTCGGATAGGTCTGCTACAAACCCATTCAAGAATGCCTCAACATAAAAGTGAGCCAGCGTACCAATGTCGCAAGCCTCCTTACTCACGTCTCGGTAGTTCTTTCCCTCGCAACCTAGTTTCCAGGCCCAATGGATCAACGCCCCTGCGTCATCACCAATTTTACTTATAGTAGATCCTCCCGGTACTTGCGTTCCATCAGATAGGAAATACTTCTGATGCTCTTTGTGTCGGTCTAGTTTTACGGAGTTCATTTTTGTTTTGGTTTTTGAAATACAAGAAAATAGCTCATTCTGCGTAGTCCTCGTAGTCAATTCCGCATCCGCACTCTGGGCATTCTTCTGGCTCTGTATAGCCTCCTTCTGGCGGCTCGTTATCATCGTAGCAATGCGAGGTGATTGCTGGGATGTAGGGATACACTACAATCTCCGTGTCCTTGCCGCATTCACATGAATGCGTTTGTCCGAATGGCTTGGGTCTTTTCATAGTGATTCAATTGCGTTTTTGTATTTTTGGTTCTGTTTCTCGGCGGCATCTAATCGCTTGCAGAGAAGTTTCACTTCTATTTCAAGGATGAGGATCTGATCAGCTATCTTATCTAGTCTATCCACAATCGGATTCAGCGGTTCCTTTCCAGCGAAAAATGTGGTTGTGGAATTGACGTGTAGTAATGGTTGCATTGATTGATTCTTACGAATGGTTTCTGCCCCTCGCAGGATTTGGTTAATCTTGTCTTGGATTCCGTACATATCAGTTGATGTCCTCTGGTTTCACTTCTCGCTTCATGGCGTTCAGTAGATCGCAATGGCGTTGCGCTGTAGTTTCGTCATCGAATGCCGCTTCCATAGGCCAATCAGCGGTTGTACCCATGTTTTTATCAATGAAGTCAATGTAATCGCGCATGAGTTTACGGAGCCTTGCTACCTCGTTGTCTAGTGTATGTTGTGGGTTCATTTTGAGCGTTATTGAGCGTTAGCGGCTCCATGAGTTTCCGATAATGTAGAGAGGCTCCTATTTATGCAGGAGCAGTTGACATACCCAAGTTCCTGCATTGAATTGGCCCAACAGATAAGGATAGAGAGGTTGCACAATCCCTGCGGCTTGTAATGCTTTTACCATTCCTTCGTTCTCGCTGTAGTCTTTTATGATCACTTGCCCAGGCTCTAGCCAAACTTCGGGATCATTGATGGTTGCTGTGGCGAATGGGCTTCCATTCTCGGTGAGTCGGATCGCGGTGCGTCCGTTCTCGTATTGGTCGAACACGACATCGCATTCGGCTCCAAGGAACTTTACTTTCATTATTTTTTTGTGGGTTGCGAGGCCATTGCCTCTGGTTCAGCTACGAGTCGTAGCAGAATGAAAAAGCTGGTCAAACTTTTTTTGAATAAATCTTGAAGCCCCTTCTAGCGGCCTCCGCAAGAAACTCTGCCTCGCTGTATTGATCTATAGATACATACTTCCTCCGATTTGCCACTTGATCTCGTTGTGTAGCCCATCGGACATTGCTCGGCTCGTAATCTCCATTCACATCTATGCGGTCTATGGAATGATTGGGGCTTGGCTTTGGGCCAACGTCTGCAAGGAAATTCAAGAATCCATTTTTTCCTTTCCATCGTTCGCAAACCTTGATGCTGCGATCAGCGTAGTCTTTCTTGCAAGGATGTTTTATATTTGGTGAGCAACGATTGAGCATCCCCCTCCAATGAATGTATTCTCTGCTCTTGCTCATGCCATGAGTTTTCCCAGAGCGGTTTTCTTTCCACAAGCAGTTGCAACTTTTTTGTCCACGCTTTAATGCGTATCCCATGATTTCTTTTTCTACTCCGCAATCACATCGGCATAGCCAGTAATATTTTCCTTTGTGATCTTTCCTGCCGCGCTTCAAAACAAGCAAGCGTCCAAATCTGTGTCCTTCAAGTGATTCTCTATCTCGGTGAATTGTGTCAGTCATATGAGGACTCTAGCGTATTTTGGCTAACAAAGCTATCCCAATCTTCTTCCATTTGCTGATTTGTTTCGCTAGTCCCTTGTATGCCGTAGTTCCTGACAAACACCTCCACAAGAAGAGCCAAGGCATCTGCTCTATCTGGACTGTTGCCGCTTGTTCTTGCCTTCATTTCTTTCTTACTCTCAACGCAAATCTTTTCCTTCTTCAGCGAGTATAGGCGAGTAGAAAGCTCTCGCGCCGTGTCCTCGTCTAGTCCCCGAAGTTTGTTTCCCACAATCATTTGGCGCACATTGAACCAGAGTTGAGTGACCCTATTGTAATAAAGCTCTTTGCCTGTCTTCTCATCTTCCACACTCACCTTGTCTTCGGTTGCGTATCCTCCAAAAGTCACGCGATGAAATCCATTCTTCCAACGCTGGCTTATTATGTCTGCAAGTCCTGCTCCTCCACCAGTAGAGTCAAGAGCAAAACATTCTGGCTCTATGCGCTTTTGATTGAGTTTTTCAATCACCCTATCTGCAATCTGAAAGAATGCAGGATAATCCACCCGCTCTTCAATGATGATCTTGTGAGTCTCCGTAATCATCAGAACAGTATCACCATCAACAGTCTTTCCGATCATTCCAAAACGCAGAACACAATCATCTCCGTCTGTGGTGAAAGCAGGATCAAGAGCCGCAACTTGCATTAGCCCTCCCCCTGCCCATATTG